CACTTATGTTCTAACGTATCATTTAGGTCCTTTTGCGCTTTATCTAACCGCTTCTGTTCTCTATCGTTAGTGCTGGTTAGTCTTGCTATTTCTTTAGTTAAAGTATCTATTTGTGTTTTAGTAGCAATGAACTTTTCGTATTCAGCATGCGCCTTTAACTCTACATCAATGTCAACATGTTCTAAGTTAAGTAAGTTTGTTTTTAAGTCTTGTGTGTCAGTTACACGCTTTTGTTCCCATACAGTACGTCGACGTACTAGTCCTTCAATTGATGCACCAATTCGTTCGTTAGCTTCTTCAGCACCTCTGATACGATATGTTTCTTCTGTAATTTTATCTTTGCTTATTTTGACTAATTCTTTTAAAATGTCAGCCTTCTCACTTAGCTTAGTAATACCCAACAGTTGTTCAATAATGTCACGTTGATCATTTGCTCTCATACTTAGAAATGGTTCTGTGTAAGTGTTTAGTGCAACAATGTGCTTAAACATAGTATGACTCATGCCTAGCACACGTTCAATTACACGTTGACTCTCACGGCCTTCGCCTTGCATTTCATCTGTAATGTCTTCGTTGTTGTCAATGTCGTTAACAAGGAACTTAAAAATATTTGGCTTACGTCCACGCTCAATGCGGTAATCAATTCCATTCATTTCAAAGTCACAGGTAACTAACATACCTTTGTTATTTGCTTTGTTGACTAAGTTATCTTTCTTGATATTATAAAGTGCATTACCATATAGTGCAAAGCTCAGTGCATTTACAATAGTAGTTTTACCTGTGCCATTACGTGACCCATCGCCACCTAAGTCCATGTTGTTACCTAGCACAAGAGTTAATCCTGCATTATCAAAGTGTACAGCCTGTGTAACGTTGCCAACACTCATAAAATTACGTACGGTGATATTTTTAATTTTTAACATGTTTAAGTAGTTAATCCTGTATAGATGTCAATCAACATTTGTTTTTTGATAGTTTCGCTTTGTACTGAGTCTAGTTGAGTAAGTACAATTGTGTCAACATTTTCTACTTCAATGTCAACTCCAGTCTGCCAATCGTTTGTGTGTTCTTCTTTTTTACTTGGAAGCAAACTAATCTCACGTAAGTCATACTGTTTAGCAAATGTTTCTTTGATAAAGTTTGCTTCTTCGTATGTAATACTTACATCCAATGTAATGCGACAATATGTTTTGTCTGCTAGATATTTACTTGGATCATCAATTAATTTACTCAATGGAATAGTGCGATACTTAGGTGCATCTGGCCACGCTGCGTATTCAATATCACCATCCCAATCAAGGAACATACATCCGCGATCATCATCCCATGCATCACTAAAGTTATGAGGGAAGCAGTTGCCTGGATAAATTACATTACCACGTTCTTGTCTTTTATGAAAATGTCCACTGAATACTTTTTGGGGCTTGCTAAGGTCTTCTGCTTTAAGTCCACCATGGTCTGGCATTTGTACAAGTGCGTTCATATAAAAACTAGGAAGTTCAAAGTGACCAAACATAAATTTGCAATCTACATCTTTTACTTTTTTCCATTCGTCTTCTACTAGCCATGGCACAAATGCACATCCACCTTCTTCGTAAATTTCTTCATTTACAATCTTAATGTTTGGATATTCACTTGCCATTGGAATACTATGAATCTCTCTCTTCTCACGATAATACAAATCGTGATTGCCCATAATCATAATAACTGATTCAAAGTTATCATTGAGCCTACGTAAGTTACTTACTGTATAATTTAGTGTGCTAACATTAATTGTTGCTCTGTGATGATGCCAGTCACCCATAAAAATACATTTAGTAATACCACGCTTCTTTGCCTCATCGATCATCCAAATAATAAAATCTTCACAGTCTTGATTGTGTAGTCTTGAATTATTCTTGTTTCCAAGATGAATGTCAGTGAATACTACTGCTTTGTCAAATAGCATACATGCAATCCTTTTCTAAATTATTTTGTAGTTTTTTTGTTTTCTGCATTGAAAACTCGCATACGCTCAATCTCTAACTTTTCTTTACCTTCCCATTCTGCATTGAATGTTCTTGTAAAACTTGGATTAAGTCCTGCTTCTTCCAAAAGGTCATCACGTATGTTGTGACTACGCTTCTCTAGGTTTAGTACTCTAGTAAAACTGTTGTTGATTGCCGCAGTGTAATATGCAAATGGATTTTGTGATTTAAATTCATTGAACTGTAATCCAATTTGACTAAGCTGAACAAGTGCTTGTCCACGCATTTCATCTACATATGTGTATCCACGCCAGTTACTTCTCATACTATAGCGTTCGCATAATTTAATATACATGCTACCTAGTTTATTTGAAGTTTTTCCATGTGCAACACTAAAGTATCCATTGTCTAATCCACCTTCCCAATGACTACGTGCTACTTCAGCAAGTTCTCCATCAATATAAGCGTAATGCTTAAATGGTGGGAAGTTACATTTGCTATGCAAGTCTGCTTCTGTCTTAGGTTTGTTTTTACGATTCTCTAATGGTACATGATCAAATGTCATTGAACGAATAACAATGTCTGTGTCTAAAATTGTTTCTACATCAACAAGGAAGTCTGCCACACGTGGCTTTGTTTTTCTTCCTGTTAATCCTTTTTCCCATCTCTTTACTTCTGCTTCATGTGCTTGCTTCTGTAAACGAGTAGCACGTGATTGTTTAGCTTCTGCTACAGCCTCTGGTGTGATATCGTCAAATGTTTCAACGATAAGATCAAAATGGGTATACTGATCGTCCATGACATAACAATATGTCATCTTTGATTCGTGTATTGCTTTTAGTAATTCTTTGTTTGTTAAGTAAAACGTTTTGGGTGCTTGCGCCATAATTTATCCTCTGTTGAGTACTATTATAACTGCCTACGCTTTTGATGTCAACCTATATTTGTAAGTCATAAATACAAGTGGAGAGTATTATGATTATTAATGAAATAACACAAATTAGAGAAGATGTCAACAATGTTACAGTCTTTTACGGGGGTCGGTTTCAACCGGCGCACCAAGGACACCGTGATGTTTATAAACATTTAACTGGAAAGTTTGGTGCTGCTAACGTATTTATAGCTACAACTTTCAGCCAAAAAGCTACAAAAGCACATATGGCAGGCAACTATAGTGAAGACCCTTTTACCTTTGATGAAAAGAAAAGTATTATGTCAACAATGTTTGGTATACCAGCAGACAAGATAGTAAACAGTAATCCCTATAGAAGTGAACCAGCAACTGTCGGTAGAGACAATAATAATTCATCCGTTGTACTAGTATTTGGTGCAAAGGACGCAGGACGACTAGGTGGAAGCAGTATTCAACCACTGCCAGACAATATGCAAGACATAAAACCAGCTAGCGAAATGATATACTATTATGAAGCACCCATGATGCAAGGAGGAATGAGCGCAAGTGATTTCCGTTCAGTAATGTCTAGTACTGCTCCACAAGAACAAAAAGCAAAAGAATTTCAAAAGTTCTTTGGCAACTTTAACAAAGAAATATTTAAATTTATCGAGGATAGGTTAAAATGATAGTTGATTCGTCTAGTAGTGCAATAAATGAAAACCGAGATGATAGTCGTACAAAAGTATCTCTTAAAATTAAGAGCGGACATCCGTTTTCCCTTGGTGGCATGCTTGCACCATTGCTCAGCAGCGGCGGCGTAGTATTTCCATACACTCCAACAGTACAAATGGGCCATACAGCAAATTATGGAACATATGATATTACACACACTCAATACCAGCCAAATTATTATGTATCAACTCAAAGTCCGTCAATTAACCTTACAGCAAATTTTACAGCAAATGATTTAGAAGAAGCAGCACACACAGCCGCAGCTATCCAGTTTTTCAAAGCATGTACAAAAGGTGACTTTGGTGAGCAACGTAGATCAACTGCAGGTACTCCTCCTCCAATTTTAAGTTTAAGAACATACGGCAATAATTCATTGCATGCACAGAACACACCAGTTATTATTAGATCATTCAACTACACTCTACCAGAAGACGTTAACTACGTTGAAGGCGAGTTTGGAACACTTCCTACAATGATGTTAATATCGTTAGACTTATCAGTGCAATTTGCACCAAGTGAAACTAGAAAAGAATTTAACATTGAAGAATTTGCCCAAGGCAGAGGCGGGAGATTTATATAATGGCAACAGAGTATAGACGTGACAGTGTTTACAAATCAACTGAAATCCAAGACAATACGTATCTTGGAATATGGGAACCAACTGTAGCAGAAATAAAAAATATATCAACAGTTACATATGTAATTGAAAATAAATATCATCAGCGCCCAGACGTATTAGCAGATAAAAAATACGGCAATTCAAAATTATGGTGGGTGTTTGCATTAGTTAACCAAGATGAATTAAATGATCCAATCATGGACTTTACCGCAGGATTAACTATACAAGTTCCAATAAGGTTTACATAATGATCAAAGACAATTGGCTCAATACAGTCACATCAGGCTCTTATAAATTTACGTTTTACATTACATCAACTGATGTCTGGAATAACCCATTTCAATATTTAAAAGATGATGATCAAGCACTTAATGCAGGTCAAGCAATTATCGTAGCAGAAGATGGAGTAGAGCAAGCACTTGCAGTACAAAATGTAATGATACTGACAAACGCAGGAGACATTTCAACAGGACATGCAAATGCCACGGTTGTTCACTTAGAAATATTAGAACCATTGGGTTTTGGAATGCTTGACAAAGCATTAACAGTTGCAAAGCAATTGGGCGGCGGCACAGCTACAGGTGTTCATTTTAATGATTTAAATTTTGTATTAAGGTTAGATTTTGTTGGCAGAGATCCTGTCACTGGTGGCGCAGCAAAATATCCAGATCCTTTCTTCTACAAATTAAAATTATCACAGCTAACAGGCTCACTTGGTAATGCAGGCGCAAAATATTCTATGGTTTTACAAAATCAACAAATATTAGGACAACAAGATGGAGTCACGCCAGCACCAGTTACTGTTAGAGGTGTAACAACCCCAACGACATTTTTAGCAGGACTAGAAACATCAATGAATGATTTAATGTGGGACATGATGGATGAAAAGCAAGACCAGCCGCATGTTGAATACGTAATAAAATTTGACGACTCTGCAAAAATTAATGCAATAGATTTTCGAAACTTGCCAGGATTTGATTTAGCAACTACATCATGGGCTGGTTTAAGTGATACAGGTACATCAGGTGGACAAAGCGAAGACCTTGAAGTAGCTGGTTCTGCTAATGTTACAATTGCAGACCAGTCACAGTTAACAGCTAGAATTAAAGAACTTATTGCAGCTAACACACCAGCATGGTCAGAATTTACACAAAAAGCAAGAGAAATTGGAATTACATATAGTCTTAGAGTTGAGCCATCAATTGAATTGTCAGGAGAAAATGATCCTATACTAAACCAACCTAGGCGTGTAGTTACATTCACAGTAGGTACAGTTATAGAAGGCACAATACCTCCATTGGATGCTAATAGTTTATTAGGATTAAGAAATAGCGCAAGAGTTCAACAAGACAGATTTGATGAAGTAATACTACCAAACTTAGTAAAAAAATATACATATCAATACACTGGCGAGAACTTAGAAGTACAAGACATTGATTTGCAACTTAATAATTTGTTCTTTAATGCAAGACAACCTGCTGCAGGTATATACTATGCAGACAATCATAATATGTTTGAAGCAAACATTACACCACTTGAACAAGACCCTCGCGGTCCACATCAACGTCCTTCATCAGCAATTGATGCAAGTGGTACAACTGAAAAATATCTGTCGGATGTAAAAATTCCTAGATACAATTTATTACAAAGCCCAGTGTTTCAGCCACAAGCATTAGGTGCCCAGGCGCAACAAGTAAACGAAACCACAGCTACAGACAAACTTGCAGCATCTGCATTAGATGAATATCAAAATAGAGTATTGGATGCCGAGTTACTAACACTTGAAGTTAAAGGGGATCCTGTGTTCATGGGCGATAACGGTAAAGATTTATTTGCAAAAGATAGTGCGGTATATATGGCATTTGTTAACTTTGCACCAGAGCCGGATGATCTATTGCTAAGACAGCAACGAGGTCCACTTGATTTAGTAACTACGGGTATATATAAAATTACATCAATAGAAAGTAAATTTTCCAATGGGTCATTTACACAAACACTAAAAACAATGAAAGATGGAAACAGTACTTCATTTTTATTGGCAAACACATTAATAGAGTTAGAGGTAGAATAATGGCAGGAGTAGGCGTAAACACAACAGGACATGATATCCGAGGCAGTGCATCAGGTAATGGGTACAACACTAGAGTACTCAATGGTGTTTATATTGCTGAAGTAACCAACGACATTGATGGACAACATAACGGGCGTATAACAGTTAAGATACCAGAATTGGGAGCCAAAACAGATCATATCATTATGTTGTCAACTCCATTTGGTGGCAACACTTCTATATCAGATGCGTCAGATGATCCTAGTGCATTTGGAGATGATGCCACTAGTGTTAACGGTACACCAAAAACATACGGTATGTGGCCGCAACCACCTGCAATTGGAACAAACGTTATTGTGGCGTTTACTGCTTCAATGGAACAAGGCTTCTTTATAGGAGCGTTGCCACCGCGTGATAGAAATGCAACAATGGGTGGACAAGCAAGCAGCGAAGCATATGACGGCGAAGGTAATATTATACTAAGTCCAACAGGTGAAAAAAATCCAAACGATGTAAATGATCCTGTAACTAAAGCAGCTAACCCAGAAGCAGTTTCGCATTTAGTAACATCAGGATTAGCAGCTGACTTTGTTAGAGGACACAGTCAAAGTAGTGCAAGACGAGAAAGTCCAAGTAATGTATTTGGAGTGACGTCAAAAGCAGGACACACTATTAGTATGGACGATGGCACAGGCGATGGTAGTAGTAACAATGTAAGAATTAAAACCAGAGGCGGCGCCACAATATTAATGGATGACACTAATGGATTTATCTTTATTACTAACAAAGGCGGTAGTGGATACATTGAAATGGACAGCGAAGGCAGAGTAGACATTTACAGCCAAGGCGGCGTAAGTATTGCAACAGACGGAGATTATAATGTGCATGCCAAGGGTAGCATTAACATGCAAGCCGAACAAGGAGTTAATATTAAAAGCTCAGGCAGCGAAGGATTAAAGTTAGAATCAAGTGTTGGATCAATTGACATACATAGTTCTATTAATATTAATAGTAGCGCAGATCAGGCAATGAATCTAACAGCAAAAACTAATTACATACTGAAAGCACCACGTGTAGATATGAATGGACCAGTTCCAACTGCTGCAAAGAAAACAACAGTACAAGCACAAACAGCAAACTCAAATGTTGTTAAGAGTGCAGCAAGTAGAGTACCTGAGCATCATCCATGGCTGGGTGCAAGTTCAATACAAGAAAGTTTAGAAACAGGAAAAGGGAATACAGGATAATGGCATATTACGTTTTACCAAACACACTTACACCAGCTGACTTACTTCCATTTGATTTATTTCCTGTGGCTGATAGTATACTTGCTACAACTGAGCTACCCATACGTACACTAGAAGCAAGCCCAGCACTAATGAATTTTGTGTTACGCACAATAAAATGGAGTGGGTTTGCGTATAAATCTCTTGACAATATAGTAAAAATTGGGTATAATTTAACAGACGGTATTGAATCAGAAGGCTTAACAGAAGAAGCAGCATATGACAAATGGATCGCTGATTTCAAGGACAAAGAACGAAAGTTCAAAGAAGTATTTGTTTTGAAGTCGCTGTCACAAAGTCAATACGATGGCATGTTAAGTATGTATTACTTCACAGGCGATTGGACTAGAGTAGGAACTAACAAGCGAGAGTTTGCATTGTACGACTATGTAAAGAATAGACAATGGGACTATGTAGCAACTGCAATGAGCAACAGCGGCACTGGAAGAATTATACGTCAACACGAAGCTAAGATTATTATGCTTGCTGACTATGGCATACAAAAAGATAGATCATTAATCAAAGAACAAGGTATACAAGAGTTAGCAAACAAGTACCCAGCAAGATTAATAGACGACAGAAGTAGAGCACAAGCAGAGTATGTTTACTATGCTACAACTAAAAGATTCTTACCAAACACATCAGAATCTAGAAAGCGAATTTTATCTTCGAAGATAAATCAATAAAAAAGGAAACGACATTATGCATGCTAGCGTCTTACTATTAAATGCAGATGGTCAACCTTTAAGTTTACTCCCACTTAGTACAATACCTTGGCAGAATGCAGTCAAGGCAATGTATGGCAATAAAGTACACGTAATCAAAAACTACAAAGATAGGTTCTTGCGCAGCACCACTGTATCTATACCATTGCCTAGTGTTATCATGATGAACACATATCACAAGCATCCATCACAAGCAAAATTCACAAGGCGCAATTTATATATCAGAGATGAATATAAATGTCAATATTGCAGCAAGCAATTCTTTTTTAATGAACTAACAATTGATCATGTGATTCCAAAATCCAAAGGCGGACGGTTAACATGGGACAATAGTGTAACTGCATGCGGCCCATGCAACGTTAAAAAAGCTGACAAGTTAACAATGCGTCCTGTCACTTCTCCATATAGACCTAGTTGGTTTAAAATAAATGGTGCAAGCAAACATCACACACTTCATATTCCAGACGAAGCATGGCAAGATTACATCAATTGGCCCGAAGATAAGTTAATTGTAGCAGAAAATGTTACACTAGATTAACCATTAAACACCTATATATTCTTCGGCATAAATAGTACTATGAGCAATATAGTAGGTTACACCACAGTAAATCAAAAGCGAACAAGTTTGAAATTAACAGATATCGAACTTGCAAAGCAAGATCTGAATAACCATTTTCATATCCGTAAAGGAGAGAAATGGACGAACCCTAGTTTTGGCAGTAACTTGCCTTACTACGTGTTCCAGCCACTTGATAGCACAGTAGAAGAGAATATAACTGAAGATGTACATGACGTTGTAACAAACGACCCACGCTTCAAGTTAGATGATAGTGAAGTTTTTATTGTTAAAGACGATCACTCAATTACAATAACAGTCAAATTAATATACTTACCAACTACCACTGCAACAGATTTGCAGATTAAATTTGACCTTGAATTTAAAGAAAACGCAGAGTTTTAATTATGGCACAAAACATTAGACAATCAAAACTTTTTGCAGCAGAAGACTACGTAGCTGTCTACGAATCATACATTAATGCTAATTTACAAGCATATGACTATGATACTATTAGAACAGCAATGGTCGATTATGTAAGAAGCACTTATCCAGAAAATTATAATGACTGGATTGAAAGTTCAGAGTTTGTAGCACTACTTGACGTAGTAGCACAGATGGGACACAACCTAGCATTTAGAGTAGACCTCAACTCAAGAAACAACTTTCTAAGTACAGCCGAAAGACAGGAAAGCGTATTTAAGCTTGCTGAATTTATTGGATATACTCCTCGACGCAATGTGCCAGCGTTTGGTGAAATGAAAGTTATGAGTGTAAAAACAAACGAAGCTGTGATTGGTAGCGCAGGTACAAGTTTAGGCGGAAAAGAAATTAGATTTGAATCAACAAGTAATGTAAATAACTTGGATGACTTTATCTCAGTTATGAACAGTGTGTTACAGTTTAGTAACCAGTACGGAAGTCCTAAGAAACAAACTACGGTTAACAACATACAACAACAATTTTATGAGTTAAACAACCTACCTAATCAAATTAAGTTTGACATAACTGGTCCTGCAAATGGAACAACATCTACATTTAATATTATAAACGTAGACTATGACACTGTTATATATGAAAGAGATCCAAACCC